AGAACCGTTTCCCGATCGCACCCAGGTTGAGGGCGACGGTGGCGCCCGCGGCGGCAGGGATGGTCAGTACGGGGACGTCGGTGCCCACGGTGGGTGCGGTGGCTTTGTTGTACAGCTTCACATAGGTCGCGGTCGCGGTCGCGTTCGACACGGTCACCTCGTACAGGGTCCCCGCAGACGACTTGACCACGGCGGCGTTCGTCGAGGCGGTCGTAACCTGCGAGTAGGCCGTACCCGTGGCCGGGGTGGTGGTCGCCGTACCCGTGACCTGCCGGGGCGCCGCGGCGGCGACGTCGAGGGTGGACAGGTGGTCGCGGATCGCCTCGCTGGTAAGTGTCGGATCGTAGTGGTCGCGGATCGCCTCGCTGGTGAGGGTCGGGTCGTAAACCACCACGACTACACGTCCACGGTCGCGAGGGCGGGCGCGAGACTGGCGATGATGTGCTCGAACGCCAGGCCGACGAGGGCGTGTCCCTTAGCGTTGAGGTGGATGTCGTCGTACATGAGGCCGGCGGCGTCGGCGGTGGCGTAGTCGGCGAGCTCGGGAAGGAGCCGCCAGTCCCAGTGCGCGACCTTGCTGTTCGCGGCGGCGATGGACTCGTGGATGTCGTAGTAGTCGTCCTCGGTGTACGAGTCCAGCGCCCCCGAGTCGTGCTCACAGGTCGACACCAACAGGACCCGCTTGTTCAGGGTGGTGGTGACGTAGCCGAGGAAGTCCTCGAGCAGGGTTTCGTAGAGCGCGGGGGTGTGGCCGGTGCCCTCGCCTGTGGTGGTCATCTCGTTGGTGCCGTACTGGATGACGAGGAGGTCGGTGTCGGCGCGGCCGACGGTGAGCCGGTTGGGGCGCGGGTTGCCGCCGTCGGCCATTGCGTAGATCGCGGAGTCGAGGTAGGCGCCGCCGACGCTCTGCCGGTTGAACGCGATCCCGGCGGTGGGGTCGCCCCATGCGGAGAACCCGGCGAGGTCGATGAGGTTCCCGACCGCTGACTTGATCACGATGGTGTGCGGCTCGGCAGGGTCGAGTCCCCGGATCTTGACCGTGTAGTCCAAGTCTGAACCGGACGTCGGGAACCCCTGTGCTGTAGTGCAGAGGATGTCTGATCCGCCGTCGATGGTGTAGTACCAGGGGTTGCACTCGCCGTCTGTCTGCTGCCAGCCGTGAACCCAGACCTCCTCGACACCGGGGGTGTCCAGTGTAAGGGTCACGGTCAGGCCGTTCGTGTTGTGCATCCGGTAGCCGCCGGGACTGTTCTTCGTGATGCCGAGCGACCCGACCCCGGTAGCGCCGCCCGTGGTGACACGGGAGTCGGCCATGAGGATCACACCCTCGCCGGGGTCGGTGACCCCGAACCGGCGGCAGAGGCGCTCCTGGGAGCGGCGGGCGTACCCGCGCTGCCGGAGCCGGGGGTCGGACCCGTCGAGGAAGGTTCCGTCGTCGTTGGCCCAATACCCGAACATCAGGGAGTGACCGAGGCCGGTGATGTTGAACCTGTCGAAGCTGCACCGGGCGAGGTCGTCACCCACGGGCGCGATGTGGTCGATGTGCGACACCGAGGCGAGCGCCCACGTCCTCACGTCGCCTGCAAGGACGGTACTGGCACCGAGCGCCGCGTCGAGGTCAGCCTGTGCCACCGGATGTGTCAGCGGGTCACCGGGCGAGAGTTCCCCCGCGATGTCAGCGAGGTCGACGGTGTCCCCGTCAGGGAGCTCGAACCACCGGAGCGCGGGCGGTGCCCCGTCGAGTTCGATCCGGGCCCAATACTGCCAACCCGTCTCCGCGAAGGCGACGTCGTCGGTTCCGGGTAGGTCGACCTCGAGGGCGCCGGCGACGAGCCGGTACTTGCGGGGGCCGGTGTAGACGACGTTCCCGTCAGGGTCGCGGAGCTGCTGGTCGGTGGTGTTCGTCCCGAACGTCACCGTCCCCTTCGCCGGTGCCCCGGCATAGGTCAGGTACTCCGCGGTCACTGTCCCGGTCATGCCGTCGTGCCTCTCAGTCGGTCCAGCTCGGTCTTCCACGCGTCGAGCGACGGTGTCCGGTCGACGTCACGCCTCTGGGCCTCAAAGGATCGGACCCACTTGACGGTTGCGTCGTTGTAGGCCGGGGTCGACACCAGGGACACCTCGATCAGCCGTGCCTCGTGCCGCTCCACACTGTCCTTGGCGGTGATGTCCGAGGGGTCGTCCACGAACGTCCACGTCGACCGGATGGGTTGGAACCGGATCGACATGAAGTTCAGGTGCCCGTCGTGCGCCAGCTCGGCGGCCTCCTGCGCCTCCCTGGTCTGCGCCAGCCGCCACGTCCCCCACAGGCCGTCTGCCTGGTCGTCCCACGCCCTAGCGGACCCGACCGGGAGGGCCCTGTCGTTGTGGAACATGAGCAGCGGCAGAGCGGCGGCGGATTCCTTCGCGGACTTCGCGAGCGACCCGCGGGCGAAGGACTCGAGGAAGTACCCGATGTCTGTTTGCACCCCGTAGGGGACGGCGCGGCCGTGGAGTTCGGTCATCTTCCCGTTGGTGCCGACGTCGCGGAGCTCGATCCCAACCGTACGTAGTTCCGGCTCTTTGCGGTGGACCTCGGTCATGGTGGTCATGCGGGTTCGTCCTCCTCGGCCGGCGGCGGGTCGTCGGCGCTGGTCTCCTTGGGGTCGGGTTCGTTGGCGGCGGCCAGGGCAGGCGGCACAGACGGGAACGCGGACTCAGGGAGTTCGGGGAACCCCATGTACACCCTGACTTCGTTCTTGTCGGGGAAGAACGAGGATCCGGCGGTGAATGTGGCGACCATGGTTTGCAGGTCGTCCCTCAGGAGCTCGGTCCGGTCGAAGGTGACGTTCCGGCCGTACGGCAACCAGTGGGACGACCACACGTCCTCAAACGTCTTGAGCATCGGGTTCAGCGACGTCCGCAGGAGGGTCAGGTACATGGGTTGCGGGGACCGGTACGTGTGGGACGACCCTTCGGCACCGAGCCAGTAGCCGTCGAGGTTCGCGGCGTTCGCGATGTCCTTGATCGTCATCCCCCGCGCCTGCACAAGCTGCTGGTCGACGGGATTCCACGACAACGGGGTCACCTGGGTGCCGGCGGGGAACACACCCGGCTTCCGGGCCTGCCCCGCGAACCGCTCTTCCCACTTCTCGGCGACGTTGTCGGCGTTGGTCTGGTCGAAGGTCGACCCGTCCGGTTGGATGATCGCCACCGAGGGCATCCCCCGGGTTGTCAGGTTCGCGGTCTCGGCGGCGGCCTCGAGGCCCGCCCGGTTCAGGGTTCCCAGGTATTGCTCGACGACACCGATGCCGCGGTGCCTGAACGACGGGTCGACCCCGCGTTTGACGTGCACGACCTGGGTACGCGGTACCTCACGCCCGTTGAGGAGGTAGACCGGTTGGCCCTTCCGGTCCTCCTGGATGCCCCACTGGTGCGCCGGGAACCACCTAGCGGCGGCGGGGTACCCGTCTGCACCGTAGGCGGTGACGAGGTGGCAGGCGTTGCCGTGGAGGAACCAGTCCTCGACGTGGATCTGAATCCATGTCGGCAGAGCTTCGTCGGGGTCGGGGTGTTGCAGCATCAGCGGCGTCGGGGTCAGCGTCTCCCGGCCCTTCGTGTGCAGCAACGCGCACTGGGCCACCATCCCGTAGATCCCCAAAGCGCGGCCGATCCCGGGGATGCTTCTGGCGGTGGTGGCGTCCCACACTTGCCGTTGAAGGGTCGACGGATCAGTCCACGTCGGGGGACCGGTCATGCCTGTCGACCAAACGGTGCTCACGTTTCGAGGCCCTGGGTCATCATGGGTTAGCTCATCCAGAACGGGGACAGGGCGGCCTCGGGGTCAGTATGGTCCACTCCCCACCCGGAAAGCGACATTGAACCCACTAGGGCGATGGTGTCGCCGGGGCGGTCCCACCGCCCGTTGCGGATCGCAACCGCGGCGGCGGAGGCGGTTGCGTCGGTGTTCACCCGGTGCCACCACGTACCCGCGGAGAGTTCCTGACGGTGCCGGCTGACGGCGGCGGCGAGGTCCGCCTGGGACACACGCAGCACCGGGAACCCGGCGGTCTCGAGCTCGTCGGCCACATCCCGGGCGGGCCCGACGTTGCCGACCGCGATCGTCTTCGGCTTCGTCGACAACCTGTCGAGCCAGGGGCGGACCCACCGGATCCCCTCCTGGCGCATGAGGGCCTCGACGTGCATCTGCCCGGAGTCGTCCCGCCACCCCGCGGACACGGCGGCGTCCAGGCCGTCTTCGTCGACCCACACACCGAAACTCACGGGCGCCGACGTGGGGATCCCGGTCGGGTCGGTCTGGTCGCCCCAGGTCTTCTCAGACAGGGCGGTCCACATCGCGGCCAAGTCCTCCGAGGACCGGTTCCCGTACGCCCGCACATACGACCCGCGGTCCATGTCGTCGAAGAACGCCCGCACCCGGGCCGGGTCCACCGGGAACCCATGCGGACACGGCCGACCACGCCGCGGCCCACCACACCCCGGCATGTGGCACACCCCCGGATGATGCTGAACACACGCTTCGACCAGGGCCGCGTCCTCGAGGTCTTTCAACCGGACACCGTCGACCCGATCCGGTAGCGACCACTCGAAATAGCACCGGTCCAACGTCACCCCCGCCTCCACCGAGGCGCGGCCGGCGCGGCGCTCCTCCCCCAACCACGACGACCGGTCATGACCCGCCGTCGACACCTTCAACACCTGAC